CACCCGGTATATATATAATCCCCCAGAATTCTTTTAAATGAGGCTCTTTCATGCGGGATGTTCACAAATATCAACGTTGTGTATAAAAAAATCAACAAATTTAGTTGACAACTCCAGAATACTATGTTTCACTTAAACTACGACCCCTTATGGCGAGACCCGCGACGACACAGTTGTCACCGTTACACTGGAAAGCCCTCGAATTAATAGAAGAGGGGACTCTATCGATAAAGCAGATCGCAGGAACCATCGGTTGGACCGACTGGCATCTCTACGAGCTCATGTCCGGCAATGTAGCAAAGACCGGATCCACGGGCGAACTATTCTATTCAGAACTCAAGAAGCAACATTCTCGGAATGTATCCAAAGTAAAGCACCTTTTTAAAGACAATCAGCGCTTAGCGTTGGTTAAGCTCAATGAAAGACTGCGTGACCTCCGGAGTAAGAAAGCAACGGAGAGCGTTTCCAAAGAGATTTGCAAGATCATGAATTCCCTGGGGAAAGCGGGTCCGAGCATTGAGATAACCAACAATTCACTTACCTATACACGAGGGATGACGCCTGATGAACTTAGACAAGAGTTTAGTAGACTTGGAACGCTTGCCCGGAGTGCACTTGACGGAACAGGAGTTTCTTGCCCTAAGTCGGGAGGACCAAGATCACTACCTCTACCTGATGACGGAGGAAGTAGCGTACCGGAAAAGTCGTAAGATATTTTATTACTTGCCGTATGATAAGCAGTTAGAGTTTCATAAGGCAGGAACACCTACAAGAGCGATATTTGGCGGCAACCGATCAGGCAAGACCACTTGCGGGGGTATGGAGTTTCTGTTCCATATGACGGGACAGTATCCGAAATGGTACCCCGAGGAAAATAGGTTTAGGGGTGCGATCAAAGGGAGGATCATTGCAAAGGACTTCCAAAAAGGCGTGGGCGAGGTTATCATTCCGTTTCTTGAAGAATGGCTTGATGAATCCCTGGTTGCTAAGAAATACCGAAATCCTATCGGGGTCCCCGTTAAGTGGACTCTAAAGAACGGCTCGGTCTTTGACATATTATCACACGAACAGAACACGGAACAGTATGAGGGGTGGAAGGGCCATATTGCTTGGTTTGATGAACCACCGCCTAGAGACAAATATATAGCCACCTTGCGTGGACTCGTTGACTTTCGAGGCCGGAACTGGCTCACCCTTACACCTCTCACACAACCTTGGATCTACGATGACATCTATACTAACCCCGACAAGAACAGGGTTCACTGCGTTACAGTGGACATGCGCGATAATCCTCATTTGAATGAATTGGCTATAAAGGAGTTTGAAGCGAGTCTCACCGAGGAGGAAAAAGAGGCCCGATTACATGGGCGGTTTCTGCATTTAAGCGGATTAGTGTACAAAGAGTTCAATCCCAACGTTCATATCGTGGAACCATTCGAAGTCCCACCGATGTGGACACGTTACTTCGCAATCGACCCCCATGAACGTACTCCAACGGCAGCCATGTGGTTTGCAGTGGACCCGAAAGGGGGGCATTGGATCATTGATGAGCTGTGGATGGACAATATGGACCTGAAATCAATGGCATTGGCCATTCATGCTCAAGAAGGACAAGATAAACCAAGAATTAGGCTCATTGACCCGCATAATGACAAGGACAACATGATTGCGGGAGGCTTTAATGTACGAAAAGAGCTAATGAGGCATGGAATTTATACAGAGAGGGCCAATTCGGATACGCAACTCGGTAAATCTCGTATCCGAAAGGCCCTAACACCCGTTTACAACGTGCTCAGTAAGGTTGTAACACCCAATTTGCACGTATTTAGGACTTGTTCGCAGACAATATACGAATTTCAACATTATCTTTGGGACGATTACAAGCGTAATAAGGAGGAATATGGCCTTAAGGATCAGGTTCGGAAGAAAGACGACCACTTTATGGATTGCCTCCGTTACATATACAATTGGGATCCTCGATTCTTCAATGCTAATGAAGAGGAGGGAGAGGATGAAGTGGAATATACTGGCACATACACTAAATACCCTAAAGCAGCCCCAAAACGAGGTACATATCACAATCTTGTGGAAGGACAGGTACAAAAAGGAGGATTTTTCTAATGCCAAATAAACATTTTAACAACATGCATCCTGGATCGCACAAAACACCGGTAAGTTCGACCCAACGGAACAATGGCGTATATGACGCTGAAGTTGCCGGGACTCATCAAATGCTGTATGAATCAACCACGAAAAATACCGATGCTATCCAGAATCCGGGAGCTAAGGGATCAGGAATGCAGAAATATAACGATGGCGCCAAAGGATCTGGCCAACAGAGGTATGAAGGTGGCCCAGGGCCAGGAGAACACCAATGGAAGCTTCCAACGAGTGTTCCGCAGAATAGTCCTAAGAATAAAGGATATTAATGCAACATTTCCATTGTGGTTGTGTTGATCGTGATGGTGAGATTATCGTTGAATGCATAGAGCATGAGTAGTCTGTGGACCACCCTGAGAGCTCTGTGAGGGGTCAAATTTTAACGATCTAAGGAAAAGCGTATGGTTATGACGGTTGAGCAAATTTATAATGAAATGATTGCTAATGGAGAGAATCCAAAGAATGCGGCCAAGGAAGCTCAAAGATTAACTGGTAATTCAATTGTCACGGGTAAGAAGATTAAACCACCGGGCCCGTTCCACAAAACCAAGAGGAAGTGGCTATATGGCGAATACGATTAAGTCAGCTCCATCAGGAGACAAGATGCTCGATTATGTGGTTGAGCAGTTTAACCTGTATGAGAGCCATTGGCATGAAAGATTTGAAGAAGCCAAGACCATTTATGATCATTGGAACAATGTAGCCCCAAAACGGGAGGAATCATGGCAGAATGCTGTTCATGTCCCTTTGACGCTTGAAGCAGAGCAAACCATCTCCCCACGGTTATTTAGTGCCTTATTTCCCAATCAGGCGCCTGTAGAGGTAATGGTTGAAGGGAAAGGAGATCCACAGAAAGGAATCGTCATAAGAGACGCTATTAAGCATTATTTCAAACGAGCCAACGTTGAAGGCAAGGGAAGCTTCGTAATGGCCCAGAATGTTCTATTTGGCACTGGATATGGAGAACATACCTGGAAAGTGGAAAAGAAGTGGTTATATGACAATTTGAGCGGTGATCGGTACCAAACGGTACTTGGCGGCAGGCCGGAGTTCCAACCAGTTGATTTCTTCGAAATGTATCCACATCCTTCAAAACTGGAGATAAAAGACGGATTACCGTTAATTAGGCGTAGGTTTGCAGATGCAGAGTATATTAAGGAGTTAGCGAAGAATCCTAACTTCAAATTCGATAAATTGGAGGAAGCACTCCAAACCGAAGCTATTGTTGGTCAGATTGGATCAAACTGGAAAGATGGCATCAGCACAACAGGTAAGAACGTAAATGTCGGTAAGAAGAAGGATGAATACGAAATAAGTGAATATTGGGGACCATGGCATCCAACATACGAGAAAGACAAGGTAGTCACTGAAAAAGACGCGGAACCGTACTGGGTTGTCATTATTAATCGTACAGTCAAGATTTGGGGTAAACCTAATCCTCACAATTTTGGACATCCGCCATATATTAAGACCAAGCTATTTGAGGACCCCAAACCATCGTGGTTTGGTGTTGGCATAGGAAAGGCCGGCCTCCCTACACAGGAGCGTGTGAATAAGATCGTAAACCAACGTTTAGACAACGTTGACCTCGTTCTGAATAAGCAGGGCGTCTATAATGGCAATGACCCGCTTATCAACACCCGGAAGTTGCTTAAGAGCAAACCCGGGCTGTGGCACAAGGTATCTGATGTTGATGGATCGATGAAATGGATGGATACTCCGGATGTTACGAGTTCAAGCTATAAAGAAGAAGAAATTGCTAAACAAGACTTCAGGGAGTCGACTGGGGCAGTTAACCCTCTAATGCCTGCAGATTCGGGTCAGCATCGTACGGCGATGGGTCTGAACCTTTTACAAGGAGCAGCCGGGATGAGGTTTCGTCCTGTCTTGCGCAAGATGGAGATCGATTTCATCACGCTGTTGGCAGACATGCAACTCTCTGATCTTCAACAGTTCATGACCCAGCCCGAATGGGTTGAAGTCATGGGCAGTGATGGTGGCCCTAAACCGGTATTGTTGACACCTGAGATGATACAGACCAAAGTTAAGTTTATGCCAACTGGGGTTTCAGAGACACTCAACAAGGAGTTGCAAGTTGGTCAACTTCTTAGGTTTAAGGAACTTACCAAGGATGATCCGACAGTCAACCGAAGAGAGATTAATAAGAGGATTGCTGAGTTAATGGGCTTTAAGGACATCCCGCTTATTCTTACACCTCCGCAACCAATACGTGCGGAAGGCCCATTATCTCCAGAAAATCAAATGAAGATCGATCAAAGAACAAATGAAGGTGCAAATGATGATCAAATAACGGCTGAGATGTTTGGAGACTCTGTTACTCAGGGTGCCAATGCACCTGGTCAAAACCCAACGGAAGCTTCGGCTCCCGTGCCAGCGGGGACTTAATATGCCATTTACGTCAGACCAAGCAAAGGAATTACAGCAGAACCCAGGATGGAAGTCCATGGTGGAAGAAATGAACAATATCATCAAGGCTGAGCTGGAAAAGATGATATTCGCTGAGGATGAGAGTGATATGGTAAGACTTCAGGAAAGGGTTAAGGCTCTAAGGTTTACAACACGGTTCCCTGAAATAGTGGTAGATCGTGAAGCGGTTGAAGATCCAAAGATAATCACATAGGAGAATATCATGGCTACAAGGTATAATGAAGGATTTGCTTCGAGAGGACCAGTTCCGGGATTCTCGGGAGAAGCACCCAACGCTATGGCGCAGTCTGCCGGCCTAGCTCCGCGGCCACAACCGCAACAGGAAACCCAACGGCGAACTCCAGATAGTCCGTTCGCCGCGTTTGCCAAAAATTTACCTAAGCTTCAGCAAATGCAGGAACAGATGAAAATTGAGGAAGCTGAACGCAAGGTTAAGAAGTTAAAGCTTGATCGAGCCGTTAAAGCAGCACAACAAGCGGCGGAAGCACAATCTTTACAGGCCGCAGCACAATCGCAGGCCTAAAGTACTCGGGAGACAATCCCGCTCGGTTTCGTCTATGTCCGTTACATAGATGCAATGGGAGTTATTATGCCAGATCCAAAACCTAATGACGTAAAGCCTGCTGATCCCGTCATACCAGCAATCAATCCGGAAGTCACTCCGTTACCAGGACAACCTGAGCCAGCCAAAAAGCCAGCAGATCCAGCACCAGCGGATCCAAAGCCAACGGTTGATTCAGATCCGTCTGATCCGCATCCAGGCGACCCAACAGATGAGGGTAAGACCGTTCCTCTTGCTGCACTTCATGAGGAACGAACCAAGCGTCAAGAACTCCAAGCAGAAATGGAAGTTCTTAAGCAAATTGCAGGGAGCAACGTCCTTTTCGATATGAACGGGAAACCTGTTCCCCAACAAGCACAAGCACCAGTGGCTCCGCAGCCGAATAAGGCTGCTGAAGAGCTCGAAGCCCTCTGGGAGAACGACCCCAGACAGGCTGTTCGAACTGAGATAATGGCAGCGATGGCGTACCGTGATCACCTGGAAACAGCTGTGGACACGCAAATGTCTGAAGCTTCAGCTAAGCATGAAGACTTTGGGACATACGATACAACCATCCGCCAATATGTCAGGGCGTTACCACTGGCAGAGCGATCTAAGCCTGGCGTAGTAGATTTAGCCTATTATGTCGTAAAGG